TTTTCGTACACAGGGCACGGACCTTCAGGACCAAAGAACTGCAGGGTGTAATCGCTGAGAACATCGGGGTTCGTCAGGATTTCGTTATAAGCAAGGTTCTCTTGGTGCTCGTTAACTGCAAAACTGGCATAACCAGTTAACAGACCTTGTGCTTGTTGACCCCATGCAACAGCACTATCCAACATACCCTCAAGATTAAGAGCGTATTGGTTGAGGATTGCTGGTGCTTCCCAGCCGTAGTTATTTACTACGAACCGGCTTTCGTTGCTTAGATTTAGGCTGTCCGCCACCATCTGACTCAGCGACTGGCCGTTGATTTCCTCGGAGGCTGTCGAAGAAGTTTGGGAATAATTGGGCGAGTATGTCTGGTTGGCTTGCGAGGTCTGCGGAACCGATTGATACGTACCCTGGCCGTTGACCTGTCCGTAATTGGCCGGACTGTAGGTCGTCGGTGCTGACGGTTGACCCTGGAACGGGGATTGAACTGGGCTGCTCAGAAGGCCCACCACCTTGTTGAACGCCGATTCCCATGGATTGCCCGTCGTCTCCGATGGGGATTGGGGGGCGTACTGAGACGGGTTTGATTGGTAATTGGGGGCCGCCTGTGGTACCGCTTGGGGGTAGCTCGTACCCACCTGATACTGGGCCGGTTGTCCCACTGGAGCTGCTGGTGCTGCTTGGTAGCTCGGCACCACGTAGCTGCTTGGAGCCACCGCTGCCGGAACTTGGCTCGTCTGTGGGATCGATTGGACGGTAGCGTCCTGCATAACTCATCTCCTTTTGTAAAGCTTCTAAAGTTCGATACAGATATGGCGTTAAATCCAATCTTGGATCCGCAGCCATCGGAAGATCCGGTGCTTGCGGGTGAGGAGTCTGCATCATGCCCCCCACTAGTTTAGAAAATGCAGCGTATGCACCCTGCAATTCGTTCACCATCCTGAACGGAAAGCCGGATAGCATTTCCGCTCTTTCCTCATCTGTTTTAGATGGGAAAAGATATTTCAGTGCTTCAATGCTATCAACCCCTAACTCTTGAAGGTTTCTTACAACAATTGAGTTGTTAAGAATATCTTGCGTCGAGTCCTCGTAAACAGGGCCTAGCCAGCGCCACAGAACTGTTACATCGCCATCTGGAATTAACCCCACCACATTAGGCGGAATCATCTGTGTTTCGATGCACGCCATCATGATTTGCTTGAGCTTTTGCTCATACATCTGCATGGATTCCTTGTACAACGCCTGTTGTTCTTCAGGTGCACCAGGTTCCAAAGGAATTGGCTTCTCAAGTTTTGCTGCTTGTGCCAGGGTTGATTTGAAGAGTTGTTCTTCTTGATAAATAATTAATTCAAAGCACCGACAAATGCCATGTTCATAAATAGAATTTGCTTTCTTCTTCGTTGTTGCAGCAACACGTCCAAAGAGTGATTTGTATTCAGTAGCAGTAACACCTGCGGAAATAGAAAGCTCGTCAACGCCACCAAGAGCGGTACGAATCTCTTCTCGATATTGACGACCAAATGCATTTTGGTCTCCAGTGATTGCATCTGGAACAATGTAACCAACTCGATCGTTTGGTTCCAGGTTCGCAATGACGCGTGGCACTCTGATCTGTGCTTCCATACCACGACTGACGGGATCAGCCTTGAACATGGACGCACTCATGGGGGATTGGCTAGCAAACCCTGAGTTAGCAGCAATCGAAGGACGCTGGATCGCCATGTCACCACCGGACTCCATAAGGTCGGTTTTGGGACGCGATGACAACAGCGTTGGGTTGCCAAAGAAAGTGATGTTCTTACGCATCGTACGCATCAATTCATCGTGCGTACAAATGGCATTGGCTAGTGCGTCAAAGTCACCATGACCTTCTGCAGAGAAACCTTGTGGATTATTGGTGATTTCAACACATGGAATGAAGTTGAGTGTATTTGGAAACTTCTTGGTATCACCCGTCAAAGTGTACGTGGGCATATCAAAGTTCAGTTCAGATTCAGAATGAGTCTCTTCAATTGAATCTGATTTGATTGATAAACGAATGTATCTCTTTGCTCCAGGGCTATAAGCGTTGTTGACACCGGGAGTATTGGTAAGACTCTTCATCTGGATGTCACCAAAGCCATTCATGGCTTTGCGCACCTTATAGCTGTAGATAATTACAACTTCATCCAGTTCGCCATCAACGTTGTAATAGGAACGATATTCGTGTTTGCGGAAATAATACAGACGATAGTTGTTTTTAGTAGGACGGATGTAAAAAAGTCCTTGGCCATCACAGATGAAATACTCCCAAATGGAATCAAGTCTCGTATCAAGCTTGTTGTATTTGCAAACACGATCAAGGAAGTCTTTACGTTGTGAACCGAAGTTATCTTGGGATGGGAAGAATTCAACTCCTTGGCGAATACCAAAGAGTTTCATCTGTGCAATATGGGACGCAACAATGCCTGTGTCTACAACAACGCCACTATCTCGATCAAGATAAGCGTTGACAATTTCTTGAAGTCTGGCTTTAGCGTCCGCCATTATTTGCTTTGGTTATTGAGTAATACTAGCAGGTTTTAGGAAACCGTCTTTGTGTAGCCAGGGGGAAGTCCCCGATAAAATGTTGCGTTGGCTGCATTAGCACCATTGGGAAGATTGCTCATCGCCGCACCATTCCCTGGAGCACTTGGGTCATAGCGTCCACCCATCTGCGCCATAGCGCCGTAAAGATTGCTGGAACCAAACGGACTACCTGCCATCGGAAGCTGAGGGAATCCTGGGGCTCCTGGCATGGGCTGCGGCTGCCCTGGGCCATAGACGTCGTCAATATTCTTGCGATCTTCGCCAGGGAGTAGAGGCTTGTCTTTATTTCTTCCACCTGGAAGTTGGAAACGAGGATCAAAAGGACTTGCGGCCATTGCTCCTGAATTACCTAAACCTGTGCCGTAAAAACCACCGGGCTGCGTGAGATAGTTCTGCACTCTAAATACTTCCGCTATTGGGACTATTCTACTCTTCTATGACTTCGTAGCCTGCGGCATCATTGACTTTGGTGATGATAATGCCGGTGCCACGTACATCCCAATTAAGGACGTCGCCTTCTTGCCAGCCAAGCTCTTCGACTACTTCGTCGGGAAACGTAATGTACTGATCTCCGTTCTCATCCTCTTGAACTTCGAGAATGTAACTCATTTTGATTCGAGCAATTTCTCCATTAGCTTATCAAGCTTATTGTTGATTTGATTGAAATTATCATGCATTTGCTGGATTTCTCTTAGGAAGTCTACCTTAAGAACGTACTCTAAAGGCATGCGTTTTAAGTCGTCTTCCAAAACATCAATCCTTCGTTTCTGCGAGCCGATGTAATTAAAAGCTTGTTGGATCTGGTCGTTTTGTCTTCCAAGGATTTTACCTGCAACCCAACTGCCACCGGTAATAGCGGATACAACGGCCGTTAAACCGATAGCAATGTATTCAGGCCCCACGACCAAATTTCGCTTTTTTCTAATTCTAAGGTTTAGTAATCAACGTGGAGTTTGCCTTTGCGCATCAATCCATTAATCATCCAAACCAAAGCATCAACACAGTCATCGTGACTACTGACACCAAAGTTTGTAAGCTCTTCAAACATCGCAGTGAAGTTGCGGTAACGATTGAAGATTAATTTGCGATCCTCAAACAGGCCCATGCACCCACGGAAGCGTGCCAACTTATCTGCTCGGAATCCTTTGACAGGATGCCAATTCAAATTGTAAAGACTTTCATTGGTTAGACATACACGTTTAAAGTCGGCCTCCAGGGAGGCCTGGTACTGCACAGCTTCTGAATAAATGTCGCACGTTGAATACGTTGGGTAGTAATTGCCATTCTCATCTTGTCCAAGAATATTCCAGTCGTTGAGTAGTTCTTTAAGTGCGTCAAGTTTCTCTAAGTTTCCCATCACACGTAATCGACGATAGTCGATGACATGAATGCGGTCTCCAATACGACCACCCAATACCATGACAGTGTAGTCATTCTTCTCTTTGGTGCCCGCAGATAAGTCAACACCTACAGCAAGACAATCAAATTCAGTTGCAATCTCCGCCTTAACAATCAGCTCTGGTGCCAGGGACAATTCATTTTGCCTGACAACTTGATTCATGTACTGGAAAGAAAACGCAATTGGTGCTTGTCGTTTCTTCTCTTTTAGGTAATCAAGTGACCACATGTCTGGCCAATACGATACTTCTTCTCCCGTCTTGGGATCAGTAAGAATGGCAGATAACACAATCTGGAGCCAATTATTTTGCGTGTTAAATGTCGTTGCATGAATGTCATCATGTCGGAAGCGAGTACCAAGGCAGATAGCCCTGGCTCCTTCAAACATGGTTGGTGCAATCACAGCATTCCAGTTGTCCTGCATTTGTTTACGAATGTCAGGGTTGGAGATGTCTGCGGCTGATTTGATAGCGTCATCAATGATCACCAGGTGTGAACGCTTGGAGGTCACCGAACCTTTGAGACCTGCAGCACAGAGTGTAAATTGTTCCTCACCCGTGGTATCAATGCCGGCAAACTTGTGATCGATAGACCAGTACTCATTACTGGTTACGTTCTTGAGAAGGCGTACGGTTGGAAAGACTTCTTGATACCGCTTGCTTTCAATGATGCGTTTAATGGTTGCTGACTTAGAGCGTGCAATGTCAACCGTATAGGAGAGATAAAGAATCTGCAGTGGCTTCTTGGCTTGTGTATGAAGACCAATAGCCCATGCCGTAAACAAACCTAAGATTGTGGACTTAGCAGATCCTCGTGGTGCCAGGAGATCAACATTAGGTCCTGCAAT